AGTTAGCCCATATAATAGCCTTACCCTCTGTTTCGTCTAGTATTGCCATCAATTCATTAAGTCGATTGCTTTCTACAGCTTGTGTTGTACCATCATCAGCTGTAAAATGACCACAAGTTATCTGATGTAATCTCATAAGTTGAGTCAACACAGTCATGGTAGATGTAACTTTTCCATTTAAAATAGCCAATGCATGTTCTTTCATTTGTTCATAAATTTTCTTTTGATCTGGTGTTAGAGAAACATATCTTTTCATAAAAATTTTTGGTGGCAAATCTAAACAGTCTTCTTTTAACACTCGATATGAAAAAGGTTGTAGTGATTCTGATAACTCACCAAGATGTCTAAATTTTTTTACAACTTGGATTGATCTACCTCGAACGTTCATGGTAGTCATTTCAGCATATCTATTTCTAAAAGCATAATAAGATCCAAAATCTAATAAATACGGATCTAAAAATTCACATTGTGTATATAAATCTAATGGATTTTTTGTAACTGGAGAACCAGTCAGAATACGTCTGTATTTAGCATACTTACCAAGACCAATAATATTTTTTGTTCGTTTAGCTGTAGGATTTTTTATTGTTGTAGATTCATCAACAGCCATCATAACTTTATGAGAGTTTAAAAATTTAGTAGCAAACTTTACACCTTTCTCTGTGGACAAAGCCTCAACATTCATTATTAAAATATGTAACGCTGTTTCTATCTCAAACAAACTTTCTAATTTTTCTTGTTGTTTTTTTGTAATATGAGATTGCCACAATGTAGTCACATTTTCTATGTGAGTTGGTAGGTGTGTAGGAAGCTCTTGTTCGTACCATGTTTTAACAACACCTTTAGGAGCTATAATTAATGCACCGTCTATCTTGCCTTTATCATAAAGCATAGACATATTATCAATTAATACTTTTGTTTTACCCGTGCCCATCTCCATAAAATACGCATACGTCTCTTTATTCCATGACTTTTCTAAAGCAGTCATTTGATGCTTGTACGGTTTTAACTTAAATTTATAATTCATCTTTCTATTGACTTATATATAAAGGATGTTATATGATTTGTCAATGTCAGAAAGTAGAGTTTTTGTAATACAAGAAATTGCTGGGACTAAAGCAGGCAATCCTAAAATTAATATTATGGGTGCATCTGTTTATTCGTCTTCAGGTAAATTTAATTTTTTATTACCAGAATTTTCACAGATTATTTTTTCACCTGGACCACTTGTGTATAAGTTAAGACAAGGGTTAAAAGATTTTACGAAAGATGATTATTTACTACTTACAGGCGATCCTGCAATAATAGGTGTTGCATGTTCTATTGTATCTGATATTACAAACGGCAAATACAATTTGTTAAAGTGGGATAAACAAGAAAGAAAATATTATCCTATTGAAATTAATCTATACGAGAAAGGAGAAATAGATGACAATTGATTTTGAACAAGACCAACAGGATGCAATGAAAAAGACTGATAACATACAGTCACTTGCAGATCAGGTTGAAAGATTAGAAACTTTAAATGAGAGACTAGAAAGTTTAGAGGGTCACATAAAAAATACTAAATCAGAAATACAAAAAGTATCTGGTGACATCATACCAACCATGATGTCTGAGATGGGTCTTGCAGAATTAAAACTGCATGATGGATCACATTTAAAAGTTTCAACGTCGTATCGTGCCACTATTACAGAGGCAAATAAAGAAGCGGCGTTTAACTGGCTTCGTGAAAATGGCTTAGGCGATATAATCAAAAACGAGATACTCGTATCGTTTGGTCGTAACGAAGATAACAAGGCGGCTGATTATGCCGAACTTGCGAGGAGTCAAGGGTTGCAACCGACACAAAAGATGAAGGTTGAGCCCATGACTCTGAAAGCGCTAGTCCGTGAGCGTATTGAGGCAGGAAAAGAAATGCCAACGGAAATCTTCGGGGTGTTCTCGGAGAATAAAACAACAATAAAAAGGAACAAGTAACATGAACCAAGTAGCAACAAAAAACGAAGGAGCATTAGCAACATTTGATATGGAAGCTGATGCAAATATGGGTGCTCAAAATATATCGCAAGAAGATCTTGCGTTGCCTTTCTTAAAAATTTTGGGCCAACTATCTCCAGAGGTAAACAAAAGAGATGGTAAATATGTCGAGGGGGCAGAACCTGGACTTATAATTAATACAGTTACAAATGAATTGTATAAAAGTGTTGATGTAATACCTTGTCATTATAAAAGACAATACATCGAATGGCAGGACAGAGGCACTAGCACTGGTGCACCTGTTGCAATTCACGAGGCTGACAGTGATATAATTAGTCAAACCACTAGAGGTAAAGACTATAAAGATAGATTAGCAAATGGTAACTATCTTGAAAATACTGCAAGCCACTTTGTATTGGTAAAAGGTGCAAACCCACATACTGCTTTGATATCTATGAAATCTACTCAATTAAAAGTTAGTAGAAAATGGAACTCAATGATGATGGGTTTAAAAATGCAGGGTAAAAATGGATTATTTACTCCGCCTACATATAGCCACATTTATAATCTAAGAACCGTTCAGATGTCTAATGACAAAGGAACATGGTTTGGTTGGGATGTAACTAAAGTTGGTCCTGTCGAAGATAAAAATATGTACGACATGGCTAAAAACTTTGCAACTAGTGTAGGTAAAGGTGAGATCCAAGCCAAACACGGCTCAGAAGAGACAACAAAGTCTAATTCAAATTACTAAATCCTAGGCAGTGGGCGTCGATGCGAGAGTGGAAGCGCCCACTTATTAAATATGATTGATAAGTTTAAAAACATATTTGAAGGATTGGACCGTGCGCATGGTGTCACCATTGTAGGTGAATCAAATGGAAATGGTACAAAGGTAAAAGGTAAATCCTTTGTTAAGAGAGAACCAGTCACAAACGAATTATGGCAAAAACATTTAGAGGGTAAAGATAGTTTAGGCGTTATACCAATTAACGATGATAACAAATGTAAATGGGGATGCATAGATATTGACTCTTATGCAGGTTTTGACCATCAAAAACTTATAAACAAAATTAAACAATTTAAATTACCACTGGTAGTATGTAGATCAAAGTCTGGTGGTGCACACGTTTTTTTATTTACAAAAGACCATGTATCAGCAAGTTTGATGCAAGATAAATTAAATGAGATTAGATCTGTATTAGGTTATGGTGGATCAGAAGTTTTTCCAAAACAACGTGAATTAAAATCCAAAGATGATACAGGAAATTTTCTTAATCTTCCATATTTTAATTGTAGTAATACAACAAGATATGCCTTTCTTGAGAATGGCGAAGCTGCTACACTAGACAGTTTTTTTGAGTTAGTAGAAAGATATAAACAAGAAGACATCAGCACAATAGAAGTTAAAAGACCAGAGACACCATACTCTGATGGTCCACCATGTGTAGAACTCATGGTGCAAAACAAAGTTACTGAGGGTGGTAGAAACAATGCGTTGTTTCATTATGGTGTGTATGCAAAGTCTAAATGGCCAGAAAATTGGAAAACAAAATTAATATTATTTAATGAGTCTGCAATGGCACAACCGCTGTCAGATATAGAAGTAAATATAATAACAAAACAACACGAGAAAAAAGACTGGGGATATAAATGTAATGATCAACCTATGTGTAGCTTATGTGATAAAAAATTATGTAAGACTAGAAAGTTTGGTATAGGGCAAGAAATTACATTTCCTAATCTCACAGACCTACAGGTTGTTGCATTAGAAGAACCATACTATTACATGAACGTTGATGGCGATAGATTATATCTTGACTCTGCAAAACATTTAACAAATCAAAGTCTATTTCAAGAAGAGTGTGTTAAACAATTAAGATTTAATCCACCAACTCTAAAGACAAACGATTGGAAAAAGCTTACAAATATACTATTAGAAAATGCAGAGGTAACAGAACCTGCAGAAGGCACAGGCACAAAAGACATATTAAAAAATTATTTAGAAGATTATTGTGTAAATAGAATACAAAAAGACGATTACGAAGATTTAAAAAATGGTGGTACATATACCAAAGAAGGTTATCACCATTTTGTATTTGATAACTTCTTTCACAATTACCTTTCAAGAAAACATTGGAAGGTGCCATACCAAAGAACATCACAAATGTTAAAAGATAATTTAAACTGTACAACTAAACGTGTAGGAAAACATAAACTATCTGTATTTGTTGTATCTAGGTTTGATAAGAAAGAAGAAACATATAAGCCAAAACCATTTAAAAAGGATAATTATTAATGAGAACAATAATATACGGACCACCAGGCACAGGTAAAACACACACTCTGTTGCAACATATAGAAAAATTTCTTGAGACAACCGAACCTGATAAGATTGGATATTTTACATTTAGTAAAAATGCTGCAATAGAAGGAAAAGAGCGAGCTGCAATTAAATTTAGATTATCCATGTCAGATGATCTTCCATATTTTCAAACTCTACATTCATTTTGTTTTAATCAACTTGGTTTAAGTAGGGACCAAGTGATGAAAGAAAAACATTATAAAGAATTAGGAGAAAAGATGGGAATAGAAATAGAAGGAACACAACAGGATGAAGATCATGATGGTGTTTTTTACTCAAAGAATCCTTACATACAACTAATAAACATAGCACGATCAAAAGAAATAGATCCTGTAAAGTATTATCACCTTACAGATAATCAAAAAATATCATTAAATAAATTAAAAATTATATCAGAGGAATTACAAAGATATAAAACAGAACATGGTTTAGTTGATTTTCCTGACATGATAGAAAAATTTTTACATGGTGGTGACACACCAAAATTAAGAGTTATGTTTGTAGATGAAGCACAAGATTTAAGTTTAATACAATGGAAGTTAGTTAGAAGAATAGAAGAGTCTTCCACAGATTCTTTTATTGCAGGTGATGATGATCAAGGTATTTACAAATGGAATGGTGCACACGTAAATACATTTATAAATTTAGAGGGCACAAGAGAAATATTAGAACAATCACATAGGGTGCCACAAAAGCCTTTTGAACTTGCAAATAAAATTATTAACAAAGTTAAAAACAGAGTGAGTAAAAAATATTATCCAAAAGAAAAAGAAGGGTCTGTAAGACGTTGTCAAAGTTTACATGAGATAGATTTTACAAAAGGTGAATGGTTAGTGTTAGCCACAGCAAACTATATGTTGAGTGATATAGGTGATGTATTAGATGAGAAAGGATTGTATTGGCAAAGAAGAAAAGCAACACCAAGAGTTAAAAATATATACGAAATTATACAGAAATGGGATGAATTAAAAACAGGCATACCTATGCATTTTAATGATTGTAAAAAAATATTTAATAAAATGAATAAAAACTGGGACAAAAAATTATTTAAAGCTATGGTTAAAGACCAATTTTATAGCATTGATGATTTAAAAAATAAATATGGTTTACAGACAGAGGCAGATTGGCAGGAAGCATTAGATGAATTAGGTGACGAAGACATAAAAAAAATAACAAAACTAATGAAGACAGGAGAAGATTTAACGAAAGATCCAAGGATAAGTATTTCTACAATACACGGAGTAAAAGGTAATGAAAGAGAGAATGTAGTTGTAACAACAGACTTGTCAAATGCAGCATTTATTGATTATGAAAAAAATCAAGACGATACACACAGGTTGTTTTATGTTGCATGCACAAGAACAGAAAACAATTTATTTATAATCGAACCACAAAGGAAAAAAGCATATGACATCTAAAGTATGGGACAAGCAACACGGAGGATCACATTATCAAAAATATAAAATTCAACCCAGTAAGTTTGTTGTTGAGAATGAGTTGTTATATCCGGAGGGGTGTGCTATAAAATATATAATAAGACATAGGGACAAAGGGAAGAAACAAGATTTATTGAAAGCAATACATTTTATAGAAATGATAATAGCGAGGGATTATGAAACAGATATTTAAACCACAGACTGAGTGGTTACCTCCACAAGATTTTCCTAATCTATTAAAATACGATGAAATCGCAATTGATTTAGAAACTAAAGATCCTGATCTTAAAACTATGGGTTCAGGTTCTATTACAGGTAGAAGTAAAATAGTTGGAATAGCTGTAGCTGTTGAAGGCTGGTCTGGATATTATCCTATCGCACACGAAGGTGGTGGTAATATGGATATTAGAATGGTTCTAAAGTGGTTCCAAGGTGTATTAAATACACCAGCAACAAAGATATTTCACAACGCTATGTATGACGTATGTTTTATTAAAGCTGCAGGACTTAAAATTAATGGACCTATCGTAGATACCATGATTGCTGGCTCTCTCGTGGACGAGAATCGCTTTCGATACGATTTAGGCTCTATGGGTCGTGATTACCTTGGAGTCGGCAAAAATGAGGCTGTATTGAAAGAAACAGCAGAACTTTGGGGTGTAGATCCTAAGTCTGAGATGTATAAATTACCTGCTATGTATGTGGGTGAGTATGCCGAACAAGATGCAAATCTAACTCTAAAACTTTGGCAAGAAATGAAAAAACAAATGTATCACGAGGACGTTGAAGATATATTTAAATTAGAGACTGAACTTTTTCCTTGCCTCGTTGATATGCGTTTTTTAGGAGTGCGTGTAGATACTGAAGCAGCATACACACTAAAGCAACAATTAATAGAAGAAGAAAAAGAATGCTTACAAAAAATAAAAACAGAAACATCAGTAGATGTTCAAATATGGGCTGCACGTTCAATTGAGAAAGTCTTTCAAAAATTGAACCTACCATACGACCTAACTGCCAAAACACATTCTCCATCATTTACTAAAAACTTTCTGCAGAACCATCCACATCCTTTGGTAAAACAGATAGCTCGTGCTAGAGAGATAAATAAATCTCATACTACATTTATTGATACCATACTAAAGCATCAACATAAAGGTAGAATACATGCAGAGATAAATCAAATTAGATCAGATAGTGGTGGTACAGTAACAGGTAGATTTAGTTACAACAATCCAAACTTACAGCAGATACCAGCACGGAACAAGGAACTTGGACCACGAATCAGATCTTTGTTTATACCAGAAGAAGGTTGTCAGTGGGGTTGTTTTGATTATTCACAACAAGAGCCACGTCTTGTTACACACTATGCTAGTCTTGATGGACTCTACGGTGTAGATGAAGTATTAAATTCATACAATGAAGGTGAGGCAGACTTTCACCAAATTGTGTCTGACATGGCTGACATACCAAGAGATCAAGCTAAAACAATTAATCTTGGTTTGTTTTATGGTATGGGCAAAAATAAATTACAAGCAGAACTAGGTGTATCAAAAGAAGATGCTGAAGGTTTATTTAGAACGTACCATGACAAAGTCCCTTTTGTAAAAATGTTAATGGAAAGTGTTATGCGTAGAGCCCAGGATAAAGGTAGAGTTAGAACTTTACTTGGTCGTAGGTGTAGATTTAATTTATGGGAGCCCAACCAGTTTGGAATTCATAAAGCATTGCCACACGAAGAAGCGCTCGCGGAACACGGACCAGGAATCAAAAGAGCATTTACGTATAAGGCGTTAAATAAATTAATACAAGGATCAGCAGCTGACATGACAAAAAAAGCTATGGTTGATTTATATAAAGAGGGTATCATACCACATATACAAGTGCATGACGAACTTGATATATCAGTTGATAATAATGCAGATAAGATAAAAGAGATTATGGAGTCTGCAGTCCAATTAGAAGTGCCGAACAAAGTGGACTATGAATCTGGACCAAATTGGGGTACAATAAAGTGAGGTTAAACTATGGCGTATCTAAATGCAAACATACCAGTAGAGTATGCACAGATTAGGAGAGAGTACCTATATGATCTTAAAAAACATCATGGAGAAGTTGAAGACTGCATTATCTTTGGTGTTAGCTGTATTACAGGTCGTGCTCTTTTATTTCACGCTATTATGGAAAATGGTGCTATCTTTTATAGACTACCTATCACAGCGTTTATTCAAAGAGGATTTAAACCCGAAGATGTACCCATACGAAGACTTGATGAACTTCAGCTTTGGAATTCTTTCAGCTATTATCCTGCTGTTACTTCTTGGGATATTTTAGAATCACAATCTGGTAAGTACATTGGTAAAGATAAAAAATGGCATTGGGGTCGTTACTTATTTACTGTTGACTTTGCACATCCAGAGCCTAATATACTTGATACTGATCATTCTGAGATCCCGCACGAGCATAAGTGCGCACACGTATTGGCATTAAATGATGGCAATTACGCAGCACAACCTAACAACAGATTAATTTGGGATATACCGTCATTTACGGTAAAAGACGAAATACCTGATTGGAAGGTACAAACTAACTACTGGAACGTAGAAGACACACAACAGTGGCGAACGGAAGACACTGACAATTTCTTTTACGAGATGGAGGAAAAGAAAAATGATTGATAAAATTAAAAAAGCTATTGGCAAGATTTGGAGTAAAATCAAATCTCTTTTTACACCAAAGAAGCAATAATGATTGGAGGTTGTTATGGACTACAGGTTCACAGCAATACTTATAATTTTGTTATGTTTATTAGCGGTTTTTGTACGGCCACCACAGCCGTTGAAAATTGATACAAAAGATATTATAATCCCTCCACCAAAACCAAAAGTAAATGAGTAAAAAACCTTTAACAATATCTGAATCTGCCGCCGTGCAGATGCCTATGAAGACGGTTGCCAGTCTAATAATTATCGTGGCACTCGGCACCATGGGCTATTTTCAGATTGTTGAAAGGTTAAACATAGCGGACACTCGAATACAATTAATGGAAAAAGATTTAGCAGAAAACACAGAGTTTAGAATAAAATGGCCGCGTGGCCAACTTGGGTCGCTTCCCGCGGACTCGGAACAATTTATGATGATCGAAGATCTTTATAAGACCACAGAAAAGTTAAACGCACATATAGAAAACATGGCACTAAACAAAGTAAACATAGAATTTTTACGAGGACAAATGGATAAAGTATTGATAGATATTGAAAAATTAAAAGATGCAAACAGAGAAATGAAATATACAAACGGTAACGGACAATGATAGAAACTGTGATAGCTTTACTTATGTTCTGGGACGGAGAGATCAAGGAACACAGAATACAAGAATCAATGGCAGAGTGTTTACGTGCACGTCGTGTTGCTGAAAGAGAGTTTAATCCTAACATATCTTATAAGTGCATACGTAGTGAAGCAGAAACAGAAATATACATGGGTGAAAAATCAATTAAAAAACTCCACCTCAAATAAGGTTGCAAAAGAATTAAAAGATAGACGTTATCACCAACGTGTGGTACGATCTAAGAAAGTTTATGACCGGAAAAAATTTCAAAATACAAGCAGAGATAGTTAATGGGATCTGTCCAACATGTGAAGAATACACACCACTAGTTGGAGTGACAAAACAATTTTATAGATGTCTAACATGTGGCACAGATTTAGAACAAAAAGTAAATGGTGTTATAAGTTATATACCTCACTTAACTAAACAATCGTTACAATCTACGATGGAAAAATATTTCGATGGCGAAGCGTAAGTTTACAAACTTTGTACCACGTCCAAAACCTCGTAAACGTCCGGGTAGACACACAAAAAGCCTTAATAAATCTAAAAAACGATCTTATAAAAAATACAACCGACAAGGCCGTTGACAAACATCCCAAAATATCCTAGTCTCTGGGCATGAAAGAAAAAATAGTAACATTAAAAATAGATGGTGCAGCACAAGGCCAATGGGCTAGTCTGTTGTTAGAACTAAACCTGATAAAAAAAGCATGGAAACCATACGGTGTTAACATTAACATGAGAGCACCAGGTTTAAAAAATGTTTTAAATCATGGAACAAAAGTACATGACGACACTAAAAGAAATAGACGAAGCGGCAAATAACTATAATCAAACCAAAGATCAAAAGTATAAAGATCAATGGTATAAACTAATAAAGGAGTTTGCAGATGGATCTTATAATTTTAAACGACGGCCTATATCAACTTATTCCAGTGTCAAAACAGATGATGGATGGAATAGTTTTGACAAACGACGTTGATTGTTTTGATTTATGTGACATTGTGAGATTGAAGTTAACAACTTTTGTTGATAGTCTTAACATGCATATAATGAATGATGATAGCGGATATTTTTTTGGGTGTATGTGTAACTAGTTTTTTTATTATACCTGCAGTTATTTTATTGTGGGTGTGGAATAAAGAAACACCTACCCTAAAGAGGGATAAAAATAAGGGTAGGTAATGGTGAGAAGATTCTTGCCATTACCATAATTTAGACACATTGTCAAATGCTAGGCTTTTCTGGTGTGCAGTAGAACTTAATATACATGTTATATCGATTAACCTCTGTTTTGCCTATATCTCTCATTTTTTTAGCTGCTTCCTCATAACCAAACATTAGGCAATCGTATTGGGTATCAAATCTATCCGGCCATTGATACGGCTCTATGCAGGTACTTGCAACTTGCGAACAGATTAATAAACTTAATAATATTTTCATTGACAATCCTATAATATCACCTATATATGGGTTATTAAAATGAAAGGAAACACTTATGACAGACATGAGTAAATACAAAAATGTTTCTCTGACAAAAGAAACATATGCTATTTTAGATAAACTATCAAAGGTATTATTGCCCGATGCAAAATTGTCGGTTGCAAAGACTATTGAGTCGTTAGCAAACGAGAAAGCGAGAAAACTAAATGGCAAAATTAAAAAAAGGTAGAATCAAAGTTCACATTTGTGAGACATGCCACGGTAATGGGTATGTCAGGGTTGCAAAAATTGATGGTGACCCTGCTTTAGATTTTAGAGATAGAAGCGAAGTCCACCAATGTTGGGACTGCGATTCGGAAGGAGAATTTTATGAGACGGTTGACGATAATCTTATTGATGACGGTCCTTCTTACAAGTTGCACTAGTAGGTTTGATGGATTTGATCCAACAACTGCAACAGTTAGGTGGATAATTACAAATGGTTCAAAATAATCTTTCAAAAAAGAATAACTACCGAGAAAAAGTTATGTTGTATTTTGTAGATGGTAAACCCACCAAACCTTACAGAGAGATTGCTAAGTTAGCGGGTTGCTCACTTGGCATGGTGTCTTATTACAAAGACACAAAAAAAGCCATTATGAATATAAATAAAAATTCTGGTCGTGATAAATGGCATCAAGTATGGGCTTTTTGTTTTAGAAAACGAGGTAAAAAAGCTGAACCAAAACCAGAAACATTTACAACTTTATTACGTAAGAAAGGTAGATCTTTTTTATATGGTTGTAAGAAATATACAAACGGAGACACATATATGAACAATAAGAGTAAACTAAAACACAAAGGCATTGGTGTAAAAGTATGTTTAAATAAAGTATGGCCTGGAATAAGGGTTGATGAGAAAGAGTCTAAACAAGCACTACACCCACATACCAAACAACCTGATTATTATGATGATGGTAAACCGATCATGTCACCTTACGTTAGATCAGCTATCACCGGTAAAATAATAAACGCTAAAAGTAATTATACTGAAGTTGATCATATTGATGGTGATAGAAGTAACAACCATCCTGATAACTTTTCTTTTGTAGAAAGATATGCTAATTCTCTAAAAGGTGAATTAAGTTATAAAGAATTGTATAATAAGATATGTGAGGTTAAAAATTTTTTGGGTAAATATGTTTAGTAAATTAAAATTTTATTTGTGGGTCATGGGTTGGTCTGGTGCGATTAATAGTTGGGCGTGGCGTAAACAAGCTTCAATAATAAAAGACCAGCAACAAAAAGAGAATGAAGAATATTTGAAGGAGTTAAAGAATAAACTATGACGGCTGCGTATGGATTGGGTATGTTTGGTTATAGTATGATCTGTCTGTTAATAGGACTGACTATAATTTATTTTGTGCTTAAAAATTTAAAATGATGGAAGAGAAGGATTTGTTGGAGTACGAGAACATTGGTCGAAGAATCAAGCGCAACAACAAGTATACCTATGTTGACTCTACACGTATCGAGGACCACGGAACACGGCTCTATGATGTAAATGGTGCTAGACTTCCAAGCGTTACTACGATATTAGGCAAAACCAAAAATCAACAATTTCTAAAAGACTGGAAGGCTAAAGTTGGAGAGCAAGAAGCAGAACGAATCAAAAATGTATCTAGTAGTCGGGGGACATCTATGCACAAATTCCTGGAAAACTATATCACAGGAGTGGGCTACGATGATCTTACAGCAATCGGACAGGAGGCGAAAGCCATGGCCCAAAAAGTTATTGATGTGGGTCTTACACCTGTTGAAGAATACTTTGGGTCGGAAGTTACGTTATACTATCCGGGTCTATACGCAGGCTCGACAGACCTTGTCTGCTTACACAATAGCATGGAAACTGTTGTTGACTTCAAGCAGGCCAATCGTCCGAAGAAGAAAGAATGGATCGAAGATTATTATCTGCAAATCGCAGCATACGCCATGGCCCATGACTATGTCCACAACTCAAACATTGAGCAAGGAGTTATCATGGTATGCACGCCTGACCTATATTATCAAGAATTTGTCGTAAGTGGGGCAGAATTAAGGCGCTATAAACA